TTCGTCATTGCAAATATAATCAGTGCAATAATCATATGCAATATCCGCAGTATCAATAATTACTGTCTGGAACACCTGCTTTGTTTCTTCTTCTTTTAACTCAACCAATAATCTGCGAAATTCATTCCAACTATTGATTGGCTGAGCCATAACACCAGGGAGAGCGCTGTATCCTTTTTCAAAAGCGAAGAGCACAGCGCCAGGAAATTTTGATGCAATCGTAGTCTTACCGGATTTAGGCGTGCCGTAGAACAGCACGCTATATCCACGAAGGTCACGACTTACAACATGAGGTTTGAGACTAGTCAATACACCCATTTATCGTGTCCTCCTATTAAAAGTCGTAGGTATCGCCTTTGCTGGCAGTTACTGCGGCTGCACTTGATCCACCTTTGCTGTTTTCATAATCAACACGACGCTGTTTGAGATCAGCAAGATAGATTTCACGATCAGCCATCATCTTAGAGAGTTCAGCCTTCGTAAGAGTGCTTTCATCATCAAATTCGTAAGGCTCTTTAGAACAACCAGTGATAACGAACTCACGAGTCGTATTCTGACGCTCGCGCACTTCATCTTCACCAAATGCAGATTCTGTTACAGTCTTAACAACAACAGTTCTGCTCAACTGACGACCCCAAACAGTCGTGAAAATAGGATCCTTGGGAGAAGCTTCCAGACTCTGGAAATACTTCATACCGCCGGCACCGCGCACAACAAATTCAACCGGCATAACCTGCTTGCGGAAATCCTGGAAAATTGCACCTTTCACCTTAACGTGAGCTTCAATATTCTTGTCAGGATCAGCTTCAACATCTTTTACGTTGGTGATAACCATATCGGTCTTGAAAGTATTGCGCTGTTTCTCATCTTCATTGAGAGTAGTCACAATATGAATAAATCCACCTTCATTACGAGTTACAGAAGTAGGCTTCTCGTCAGTGATCTGCGGGAACCACTCATTTAACTCAAGAGCAGAATCACAACGAAGTTTCATTGCCTTATCCTGCCCAACATTCAATACAGTGGGATTTTCATCAATAATCTTACTGAGGATCGGGAAACGACTATTCGCACCGCCAGACTTTGCGAATACTGCAGTTTCATATGTATAATGGATCTTTACTACATTCTCCATCTTTTCATCAGTGGCGATCATAATCTCGCCAGCAATGTACTCAGTGCCCGGCGTCTTGGAGTTTGCGCCAGTCAACTTCTTTTCCAACTTGTGGTCGTAAAGATAGCCCTCAATGTGTGATTCATTAATAAACTTTTTCTTCATTACTCTTGTTCTCCTTCAAAATTTACACTTTTTCCTTTTTCGGTAATCATATAAACTACTGGGTCTTTACCAACCTTTTCTACATAGCCATCTGTTACCAATTTACGCATTGCACCAGAAACACCTTTTGAAGTTAATCCCATATTCTCCGCAATATCTCTGGCTTTATACATTGCAACCGGAGCTGTTTGAAGATAACTCAAAATTTTTCCGCCGTTTTCTGTGAAAAGAGGTTTCTCAATACTTTCTGTGTTTCGCAATGCGTCAACATACATTTTTACATTTGACGGGATCTCTTGATTTGCCGTCAATTTGTCCCAATATTCTAGGAACTCTTCTTGTTTTGTCATGTAGTAATGATCCTTTCCTCATTTTCTACATATATAATATCAAATTTTTTCTTTTTCGTCAATTTCATCTATAAAGATCAATTCTTGAGCATATGGCAATGTGCGTGCCCAAGAGATAAAATTTGGATTAGCATCGTTATCTTGTCCGGACCATTCATTTAGTTTATGAAATCTACGTTGACTTTTACTGCATATAGCAAGTAAGTTTTCATAATTCATAGTGACTGTACGTTTCTGCAACCAAGATTCAGGCAACATACGGACCAGTTCTTTCCAAAATGCCTTCTTTAGTTCCGGATTTTCAGTTTTAAGAACCATTTGCCGCAAATCTTCCAGCTTAGTAACCAATAGTTCCCAAAAAGAATCCATATGCCAATGCGCAACAAATCCACTTTCTTTGCCGGCTTCGGTAAGCTCAGATTGATCTACATTATCAACTGAAAGGTCGGGATTAAAATCGTCAATATCAAAACAATCCATAGTAATTGGTGCAGATGTTAGCTTATGCATTGTGCTCGTACTATTGGCAACTGTTCCAACTTTATAAGTATCAAATTCTTTCCACCAATATAGTGGAGCAGTAATATCAACAGATACAAAGATTTGTCTCATAAATTTACGATGTTCTGGTCCACTTTTGATAAGAGTCTGCATAAGTTTCATATCTTTTGGACCAATAATAAATTCTTTAGAATAAGCATACATAATACCTTCAGGAGTATGATGGGATTTACCTTCCCAATGACTATCACTTAAAGCCCAGCTATTTTTGGGGTTACGCATACCACGAATTGCATGTTCAAAACCCCATACATCAGTATTTTCAAATTTCATTTTATACTATACCCATATTCTTTGGCTTTATAAAAATCTTGCCAAAAGTCCTCTCGTTCATTTAATTTGCTTTGATCACATTCTTCAATAATTTCAAATGTGAAATTTTCTATACCTTCTTTATACATTGCTGGATATAATTTATTTTGTGTGCGGGGTTCCGCATTTAATGCTCGTTTAATGTGCTATTTCCATCGTTCAGCAATGTCAACAGCCTATCCTACATAGCACATTTGCGTGTTGGTATTTGTAATTTTATATATACCGGTCCTTCTTTTGCTGCCAACAACACGACCGCATAAGTCTGATACAAGCTTTTCGTAATATACCTTCCAGATAACTTTTGCAATAGCAGATCCGGCCTCATCTGAAATAAATCCAAGAACATCTTCAATTCTGCGTATGTCGGCTTTTGCGGAATCTCCAAGTTCAATAGAGTGGTATCTGTCAAAATCATCTTCTTCAGCATGTTTTTTCGCTACCTATGTCGCCGCTGCGACCTTAGCTCTTAAATCTGTAATTCTCTCAGTTAGCTCTTGCGCAACGTCTAATTTTTTCTTATTTTCTTCACGGAATTGATCTACAAAATCTTCTTGCATACTGATATATTCAGCTTGACGTTCATTAAGCCATTCTTTGCGCTCAGCCATGTATTTTTTCTTATATTCATCTTCAACTGTTTGATATAAAGATTTTAATTTTTCAACATTTTCAGTCCGAGTCGCTATATCATTATTCAATTCTTTTTTCTGATTATTTAATCCGTCAATAATCGCTTGATCTTCGGCTATTGTAGTTTCTAAATCTGAAACACGATTCTACATAGACTATAATGTTGATTCAAATGCTTCAATTTTAGTCTATGTATGTTCAGCCTAGATTTCTAATTCTTGTAATACTCGGCGTTTTTTTGCTACCTTGTTATCTATCCAGAAAAACAACCCAGCAAGTAGACAACCAATAACTATGCTAATTATTATAAGTATTGGCATATTATCACCTATTTTAGGAAAGGGGGTTGATTTTACTCAACCCCCTTATATTTACCTGTCTGGGACTTAATTACTCAGCATCCGGATCAGCATTCACATCAACGGCGTAGCCAGCATCAGTGAGCTTGAGGAACTTAACCTTCTTATGGGTGCCATCGGCGAGTTCGATTTCGGCTTCTTCACGAACGCCAAATTTCTTGCGCTGAATTGCAGAAGTGAAGATACCATCAACACTGCGCTTTTCAAGACCGAGAGCATCTGCCACATCCTGTGCGGTTACGTTGTCAGTTGCATTCAAACCCTGCAGATAAGTAATTACCTTTTTTGTGTTTTCTTTCATTGCTGCCATAATACTTTTTCTCCTTTGCGCTTATAGCGTCTTACTAAAATAATTTTTTGTATATAATAATCTGAAGGATTTGCCTATCAGTTATTATCTATACAGATTATACCATAAATTTTTTTCAAGATCAAATATTTTTTTCTTTTAGATAATCTTGAATCAATTCATCAAGTGCTATCATCTCTTGGAAGTCTAATTCTTGTGCTTGCTGTGTTTGCATCATGCGATTCTTCGCTTCGTTTACTTCATTATGATCAGTACTTGTCTGGATGGTATATTCCAGATCAGCAATTTTTTTAGCTAATTGCTTAAGCTGTTTCTTAGTCATAAGATATTTTTCCTTTTCTTTATCTTACATACATATTATATAAAAAATTTTTATGAAAATCAACTAGGCTGTGCATCAACCGAATATAGAAGTTAGCGTGCATTCCTTAGGATCTTTATCATCTCGAACACGCTTGAAGTAGAAGTGTCTGAGTGTATGATCTTCTTTGTGCTTCTCCATTCCCGCAAGTTCAACCACTTTATAAATATACTTGAATGGCTCTTCTTTAAGTTCCTCTTGCATTTTTTCGGTTAAGCCAGAAGATATAGTACCAATTTCAACTACCATATTATTCTC